TTGGAGTAACTCCTGGTTTCTCAACTACAATGAAAACAAGACCTTTGGTGATTGCTAAATTAGAAGAGTTTGTTAGAAATAAACTAATTAAAATTAAATCAAAGAGGCTTTATAATGAGATGAAGACGTTTGTTTGGCAAAATGGAAAGCCACAAGCGATGAAAAAACACAATGACGATTTAATTATGGCGTGTGCGATTGGCTGTTGGGTTAAAGATACAGCGCTTTCTTCAAACGAAAGATCAGTGGCGTACCAAAAAGCATTTTTAAACTCGATAACAACGACAAGCAGAATGATGAATACTGCGATACCAGGTATGGCAGGCTACGAAAAACTAGAAAAAGATAAAAAGTTAAAAAATCAAATGGATCAGTATCAAGACCATCTATGGCTTTTAAAGGGATAAGATATGGCACCTTCTAACGCAAATAAAAAGAACCCTAGAAACAAACAAAATCCTTTATTTAAGGGCTTGACAAGATTGTTTTCAGGTCCTCTTGTCAACTACAGAAGACAAGACACAAGACAACTTCGTAGGAGAAGGTTAGATAAGTACAGATCTCGCTTCAACTCAGCATCTGGTCAAGAATTTAAAACGTCTGCTTATACTGATGTATATAACTCTTTAAACCATGATTATTATTCAAATCAAAATAGAATCGATCGCTACGTAGATTTTGATCAAATGGAGTATACACCAGAAATTGCTTCTGCGCTTGACATTTACGCAGATGAAATGACAACTAGTTCTTTATTCACGCCTTTATTAAACATATTATGTACAAACCAAGAAATTAAAAATGTTGTTGAAAATTTATTATATAACGTTTTAAACATCGAGTACAATCTCTATGGCTGGTGTCGTTCAATGTGTAAGTACGGAGACTTCTTTTTGTATCTTGACATTGAGCAAGACGAGGGTATTAAAAATGTTATTGGTCTTCCGTCTACTGAGCTTGAAAGATTGGAGGGTGAGGATAAAAAGAACCCAAACTATATTCAATATCAGTGGAACACAGCCGGTCTAACATTAGAAAACTGGCAAGTTGGACACTTCCGTATTCTGGGCAACGATAAGTTCGCTCCATACGGGACGTCAGTTCTTGAGCCTGCCCGTCGTATCTGGCGTCAATTAACCCTACTTGAAGACGCAGTTATGGCCTACCGTATTGTGCGTTCACCGTCTAGGCGTGCTTTTTACATTGATGTTGGCAATATTCCACCAGAAGACGTTGAGCAATATATGCAGCGCGTTATGACACAAATGAAGCGTAATCAGATTGTCGACGTCAATACTGGTCGCGTTGACCTGCGCTATAATCCTTTAAGTGTCGAAGAGGATTATTACATTCCTGTTCGTGGTAACCAGTCCGCAACAAAGATCGACACTGTTCCTGGTGGAGACTACAAAGGTGGTATTGAAGACATTAAATATCTGAGAGACAAATTATTTAGTGCTCTCAAAGTGCCACCAGCGTATCTGACACAGCCCGAAGGCGCTGTAGACGACAAGGCTAGCTTGGCGCAGAAAGATATTCGCTTTGCTAGAACGATCCAAAGGCTGCAAAGATCAATTGTGGCTGAGTTGGAAAAGATTTGTACAGTTCACCTATTCACACTTGGATACAGAGGCGAGGACCTTTTAACATTTAAGTTGGCTCTAAATAATCCATCAAAACTAGCTGAGATACAAGAGCTAGAGCACTGGAAAGCAAGATTTGACGCAGCTGCCAATGCAACACAAGGTTACTTTAGCCGTCGTTGGGTCGCGAAAAACATTCTTAATATCGAGGGCGAAGAGTTTGCTAGAATGCAAAATGAGATGTTCTATGACAAGAAACACGACTTTGCTCTTGAACAAGTTGCCCAAGCCGCAGCAGATGCTGCCGCACCAACTGGTGGCGGTGGCTTAGATCTAGGTGGTGATATGGGTGGCGGTGCTGCTCCTGATGCTGCTGACACTGAAACACCACCGGCAGAAGAGCCGGCTGCTGAAACTCCAGCAGCAGACGCAGGGCCTTTGCTAGCAGCCCCTGGAGGGGGAGGCGCGCCTGACGCTGCCCCAACTCCCGCCGCAGGCGGTGGAGGCGCCCCAGCAGCAGGCGGAACACCACCTGGTAAGAGGGACGAATATATAAATGAGTTTGGCGAGGTGTACACAACAACTGAAAAGTCCAAGGGAAAGAAATACAAGCCAAAGGCTAGTGACCGACGCACAGGCGCAGGACAGTCATTCCGTGCGGCAGCAGGAATGCAAAATGTTGGTCGCACACGGCGCTCTAAACTAACTGGAGTTTTGCCTGGTGTATATAGAAGTCTTTCAGAAGGAAAGGAACCTAATTACTATGATGAGCAAGAGGAACAAATTTTAAACACTAGCGCTAGTATAGAGCAGCTTGTGTCATCTTTGGAGAGTAAAGAGAATGAAACTGACACACAATAAGAAAAGAAATACCGCTTTTATTTACGAGGTCTTAATTAAAACACTTTCTGTCGCATCGATTAAAAATGATGTGGCAACAAAGAACAGAGTTATCAAAACTTTAAAAGAGTTTTTTAATAAGTCAACTGATCTTAAAAAAGAATTAGATATTTATCGTTCGCTAGAGACAGTTGGTGATCACACAAAAGATATCGCAGAAAAAATTGTTGCTGAAGCAAAAAGACAATTTAACTCACTTGATAGAAAGCAGATATTTAATACACAAACACGCTTGATTAGTGAGATTAACAAAACCTTTGGCAAAGATTCTTGGGACATATTTGTTAAAAACTATAAGTCTATCGCGACTATCAATCAAGTTTTAAATCAAAATTTAAACCCTAAAGCACAAATCATGTTGGAGAATAAGCTTTATCAGCAAAACAAAACTGAAGAAGCCAAGCCGCTTCCACAAATAGACAATTTAACAGTACAAAAATTTGTTGAAAGGTTCAACAGCGAGTATACGGAAAAGCTAAACGAACATCAAAAACAACTTTTAAGCAACTATATTTCCTCATATCAAGACAATGGTTTGACATTTAAAATGTTTTTGTATGAGGAGATAGACAGATTAAAATGTATTTTACAAGAAAGCGCAGACTCATCAGATGATGATGTTTCACAAAAGTTAAGCAAGGTTATAAATAAAATTAATGATTATGGTCAGCAACCTATTAGTGGAGATCTATTATCTGAAGTTTTGACCATACAATCGCTAACACAAGAGTTACAATCAAATGGCAATTAAAATAAAAATAAATACTGCCGATGCTGCTCCAGCGGAGCCAGCTTCGATTAAAGTTAAAATTAATAAAAAAATTGAGTATATTAAGCTTAAAGCAAACAAAACTTTAGATGGTAAAATTATTATCTCTGATCATCCAGAAATGGAAATTATAATCATGCCAAAGACAAATAAAGTTGTTGCTCTCGCCAAAGAAGAGCTTGATGACGAATTATACGATACACAAAACAGAATGTTTAAGCAGCTTGTGAAGAGAGGCGTTGTTGACCACTCTACCGTTCAATCTGGTAATATTTTCATGTCCATGGAGGCTACGATTCTTGAGCCTCAAGGAGAGGGAGATAAGATTGAGCATCTTTTGTTCGCAATATTTAAATTTATGCAGGCAGATTTACCATTCTACAGAGACAAGCAAGAGTTTGAAAAAGAGGAAGAGCAAAGACTAGTCGACCCTGAAGCAGATGAGAGAACAGAGTTCGATCCTGATAAATATCATGACGATATTAAAGGCTCGCTACCTCCAAAAAATCCTGTATATGGTATCAATTCAATTTATAGAATATAGGTGATTTATGGATTTAATTTATTTTATTCTGTGTTCCTACGGAATGACTTTTATATTGGTATACGGTTCTATATTTAATGCGATTAGACCAACCACTGGCAAGTTAGGAGAATTGTTTCATTGTCCACTTTGCACTGGCTTTTGGGTTGGCGTGTTTTTGTGGAGTATCAATTGCCTAACAGAACTATTTACCTATGATTACAATTTAGTAAATGGTTTACTTTTGGGTAGTTTATCAGCCGGCACAAGTTATTTCTTGAGCATGTTGTTAGACGATTTTGGCTTAAAATTTAGAAATACACAAGGGGGTGATGAAAATGAGACGGCGTAATTGTCCAGAAGTTAGACGTTGCTG